CTAATTCTTTAATTTTGGAAGTTATATTTGCTCCTTTTTTGATTAAGATATCAGTTAACTCTTGATCTGTTTTTTTTACTGCAATTAATAATGGAGTGTCTCCAAATCTACACATGATTTCATCTAAGTCATGATATCCATAATAATAATACGTATGCTCATAATAAGTGGACTTGGATTCGATATCAATGTCATCATAGTTCAAGATTTGTTTTACTATATTTGCATCAGATTCGCAACAAGCAAGTATCAGATGATGTTCTGTTGGGATTGCACCATAATTTAATAATAATTTGAAGTTGTCATGATAATTGTGTATCACTGCGAAATATAATGCATCTTCAATCTCATCATTCAATTTGCATTTTGCTCCATTTTTCAATAAAAATTCAATTTGCTCTAACATTGGATGTCCAGATGCATTAAATAACGCTGTTAGATCATTATCTCCAATCACTGCATTTATATTTGCACCATGTTTCAATAAACATGTGGCAATCTCTTCCCAGTTTGTATAATAAATATCATAATTAAAAATATAAATGAATCCTTTGTTGATTTCTCTTTGATTAGCATGTTTAATTTGTTTGTTAATTAACCATAAATTAGCAAGTTCAATACACTCAATAAAATCATATAAATAAGATAAAATTATGGACTGGATATCACAGTTCATATTGTAACGGAGTTTTTATCTTCAAAATAAAAATTCAATGGTAAAAATCGAACACGTTTACATACTTTGATTAATTATATCCTGATATTTAGTAATATCACGCTGATTTAAATTGCGTTTAAATTTTTTAATAAATTCATATCATGGCAATTATAAAAATTGAATTCTGTGTTACTTTATAAACTAAACTATGGATACTACAGAAGATTATTATGTATTAACATCATTTGGATTGTTCATTATAAATTTAACAGCATTTATATATTTATGTGCAGTGATTTACATGATATATCGTATAATCAAAAAATGTTGTTATAGACCACAAATAATCAATATTTATAATAATGTAGATGAAACTAATGAATTGAATATAGCGGTTCAATAATTATTTTTTTATATTTGAAGGTATAAACTCGATTGTTATATACACCGAATGAGCGGAATATACTTTGTTAGACATAATCCATATAAAAATAGAAATATTTATAAAATAGGATTTTCTTCTGATATAAAATCTAGGTTATGTAATTACAATACAATGGCATTACCGTGTGACAGATTCACTGTTAATAAGGTAATTACATCAGAATATTATATGAATAACATAGGAGAACTCCGTTATCTTGAAAGAACATGTCATAATATATTACGAAAATATAGATTATTTAATACAGAATTATTTGAAATAGATGATTTCAAAGAAGTATTTAATGAATTAATTTGCGACCTGTCAGACAATAATATTAAGGTAACGGTCTACGACAATATAAATCCATTGTTCAAGCGTAAATTTTCAAAACCTGAAAACAAATTAAATTTCGATTATCAAATCCCAAAAGTAGCGAAATTACGAAAATATTTTGAGTTGAATGACACGGGCATGCTTGTATATCCTCCAGGATGGGGCAAAACATATATAGCAGGTCAAATCTTCAAAGATTACAGAAACGTTGTTGTTTTTGTTTCTCAAATATTAGTCGCGAACGAATTCAGCAAAATGTGCAAGTCATATGGTTTAAAATGCGAAATAATAAATTCAGACCATATATCTGGAAATGATATGAAAATGATTCAAAATGGAGATATAAAAATTATCAATTATCAAAGTTATCAAAAATGCAAAGATAGATTAATTAATGTTGACCTGATAATTTATGATGAAGCCCATCATATTTACGCTGAAAAATTTAGCGAAACATTAAAACTTCCGAGCAACAAAAAGTTGTTTCTGACGGCAACACCTAAAATAGTTGACGAATTCGATATAAAAATACCAATAATAGATCGAGAAAGTATCAGAGATAGCATAAAAAAAGGTAGATTATGTGACTACAGAATAGTCACGTTTAAAGAAACGAGTTTATTAGAAACCATCAATAAACTAATTAATATGCACGGCAGAAAAAAAATAATAGTATTTTTCAATAAAAAATCAATTGGAGATTTGGAAAGAAAATCTAAAACATTTTCAAGAATATTGAACGAAAATAATATTAGAAGTTATGACATGCACGGTGATTTGAGCAAAACTAAAAAAGATAAAATAATGACAGCATTTTGCGAAGAAGGCCCTAGGGTAATATGTAATGTTAATATGATATCAGAAGGAGTATCAATTCCGTGTGCGGATTGTATATTATTTGCAGAATCAAGAAGTTCATCAATAGGAGTTGTTCAAAATATTGGGAGAGTATTGCGAAGACATTTAGACAAAGATATTTCTCTGATATGTTTACCTCCTTCGATGCTTGATGCTATAAGTATTTTAAATATTATGTACCACACGGATCCATATATCAGAAAGAACAAGAATATGTTTATATCTGATAACATGAAAGAACTAAATAAAACATTTGTCAGAATTAAAAACAATAAATCAGGGGGACTGTGGGAGCATAAATATCAAATAGCAATTGAATATGAAAACACAGGAAAAACAATAGATTCAAAGACAAAATACAAAAAAGTTAATTTGGGATCATGGATTGCACAAAATAAAAAAAAATATTATATTGACCAATTGTCAAAAGATAAAATTATATTATTATGCAAATTGACTAAATTTAATAAATGGCACAATAACATGAAACAAAAAAGAGATGATATCATATTCAAAGAGTGGACACAAGCATGTAAAAAATATGAACAATCTTTCAATAAATTGATTGTTTTATCAACAACATTTGGAGAGTACAACATTGGAAAATGGTTGACCGGAGTAAAGCCTACGAATTCAAAGCAATTAAAAATGCTCAAAACGATAAAATCATACAAAAACTTGATAACTGCAATAAAAACTAACACCAAAAAAGTAAAATCACTCCAAAAATATTTTGATTCGATCTCTAAATAACGTAATTTAGATCAAACACTGCATCTAATAAAAAATAATATATTTATACGTCACATTGTGTACCGTCACAATCAGTACTATAACATATACCACAACATGTATCATAAGATTTTAATTGTATTTTTTCAGCTTTATTTTGTACATATTTAAATAATTTGATCATTTTTTCAGTAATACTCTTAAACATCATTGTTATATATGAGAATTATTCAATTTTCACAATGAAATAATTATTGAATAATGGAGCAAAAATATCAACATTGGACAATAAAATACTTTATTATTGCAGCGATGAAATAGTAAAATTATTATTTAATAATGGAACAAAAATATACACAGATGCTATTTTAAATTTAAATCTAAAAAAAAATACTTTATTGAATTTGTTAAAAAATGTTTCAAATTATAACGAATATTAGATATTTTTTTACAACATTTAATAATATGTTAATGTTAAATCATTAATTGAAATTGATGCAATCCATCAGTAGTTTTAACATTGTTTACGTATTCTTCCCATGTAAATAACTTTCCATTGAACTTGTATGTGTGTTTTCCGAACAATATAATTTCAGAGTATAAAATTTTATTTGATTTTCCACAATGTTCGCAAATAAATTTTTTAGTTGTTTTGTGCCATAATGACTTACATTTGAAGTGTGAAAATATTTGACATATGTTGCACATTACAATTTCTTGTTTTTGCGTTATATCGTCACAACATATCAAACATTCACTTATGACGACAGGTTTTAGAACACTAACGGTTCCAATGTGTTCACGGCCCGTAAATTTATTTTGCCAATGTTCAATGTGATCTTTTCCAGTTATTATCCCATTAGCATACTGTTTAAAATAAGGATGATGTTTTCCCATATCCCGCGGAGATAATATTGAACAATCTATAGCCCAACAAAACCGATATGTGTAAGTGTGTCTATAATACAATTCGTCAGGCATTTTATTTTTATTTTTAATAATGTCCTCAATTTGTTTGTCAATTTTATCATATCCTGTCAACTGAATAAGTTTGATTGCTTGTTCATTAGTAAACATAATTTTCCTTTTATATTTATTTTGGCCCAATGTGTACGCAAACCATTTATGAGGTTCCATAGTTTTTTTGAAATACAAATAAATTACTTTAAACTCCTCATCAGGTATAAATGTATCAGACCATAATCTGTTAGATTTAATATATTTTTTAAATATTTCTTTCATATTTTTTTTAGTGTTTTCATATTTTTTTTTATTTTCTTCAATTATTTGAATACGTTTTTGCCGATAATGATGTGAACACAAATTATCAATATTATCAAAATAATACTCACATTTTGATAAAGGACAATATTCGCTGCTGCATATAATTTTATTATCAGTCATTGTTTGTGTTAGTTCTAAAAATCAATTTTTAACTCAAAAAAATAATTGATAGATCTATACATTACACTCCCCAATACACTCATAACTGTTACACAGCGAACACCATTGTATTTTTTCAGCTTTATTTTGTGCATATCTAAATAATTTGATCATTTTTTCAGTAATACTCTTAAACATCATTGTTATATATGGGAATTATTCAATTTTCACAATGAAATAAAAAATCAATGTCTGAAGTAAAATGAAGCAATATTACCGAATTTATTTTTTAAATTTGGATTTGCACCGTATTTTATCAATAATTTGTATCTATCACACATACCATGATCCATCGCAATAATATGCAATAAAGTATTATGATAACCGTCAATAATATTAGGATTTAATCCTTCCTTTAATACACAAGTTAATTCATCTACGCTTCCACGAGCGTTTCTCAAAGGGAAATCTCCGTATTCTCCTTTAATTCTCTCATCTGCTCCATATTTCAGTAATAATTTAATATACTTATACACACAATTAATTATATTATCATATAATACACTGTTACCAATGTTATTTTTTATATTGGGATTAGCACCTTTTTCTAACAATAACTTTACAATATCTTCTTCGCATTTTTCATCCAATGTATAATAATGTAAAATAGTTTCACCATCGGTGCATTGCGCGTCAACATAAGCACCGTATTCCAATAACAATTTTATTGAATCAATATTTCTTGCGAGCGATAATGGTGTTCTACCTATATGATTTTTAACATTAGGACTAATTCCTGTGTCTAATAATAATTTCGCATGTTTGTCTACGAAAATATGCAGCGGAGTATTGCCATCACAGTCGACTATGTTTATATTAACTTTTATTTTTATCAACCATTCTAAATATTCTTCTGTAAACGCATCTATATCTGCGTACATCATTACAATTTTGCACAAATCATTTATCAAATAGTTGTCAAGCATTTTTTTAAATGATGATATCAAATCAATTTTTAATTTAAAAATGACAGCATGTAAAGTATAAAATCACACTATGAACGAAGAAAAATTAAACACATATTATAATTCTGGTAAAATTCCGAAACTAGAACAAACTCCATTTGACACTGAATGTCAGGATATATTAAAAATCAACAGAATATCAGAATTTAAACTAGACAAAAACGGAATTCGCAGACGTGATACTGGAATCAAATTTAAATGTATGAGAATAGTTAGGCGTAAATATCGCCCTCATCATAAAAAAACGTTTGTTCGTAACCTAGACCAGTTAGGATGGGATTCGACGACAGGGAAAATAAATCATATTCATATGGGTTGTGTACGTTGTACATTAAATTCTGAGCCATGGGTTGATGTTGACGACGGATTTTACAAAACGGCCATACTACAAAATAAACGTAAAACCCCAACATTAGTTACTCTCTGTCAACCCTGTTACACTAAAAATCCTAAATCTAGAATCACAGCTCGTAAAACAAAAGATGACATTCCAGTTTGCAAAAAATGTTACGAAAATATAATTTGAAATAATATTGACAACTACAACAAATAAAAAATGATATATGTCCTGTCACTTAAACAAAATAAATATTATATTGGAAAAACAAATAATATAAAAAAAAGATTAGAACAACACTATAAAGGCTATGGTTCTAAATGGACTAAAAAATACAAACCATTAAAATTAATTGAAACTTTTGAAGAAAAAGACGATTTCGACGAAGATAAGTACACCCTAAAATACATGAACAACTATGGTATAGAAAATGTCAGGGGAGGTAGTTTCTGTGAGTTTAATGTCGATGTTAAAACAATTAAAAAAATGTTGAATAGTAAAAACAACACATGTTTTAAATGCGGAGGGCCTCATTTTGTCAAAGATTGTAAAACCAACACAAATTTTAAACACGAAGACTTTTATTTTGTTAAATCTCGTAAAATAATAAAATGTTTTCAATGTGGCGGTAAATCTCACAAATCAATAAATTGTTATTCGAATTACATGTACGGAACAAATTGTTTTAGATGTGGTAAAAATGATCATTGGAGGATAAACTGTTATGAAAAAATAGATATTTTAGGTAACATATTGACAAAACGAGATAACATTTGTGTCATCTCTTAAATACCACTAAACCTTTCAGGTTTAGCTAACAGCTCCTCTATTATAGTATTTCGTTTTCTCTTATTTTATTTGATGTGTGCAATATATTTTAAAACTGATTTCTGTCCAATGTCCCAGATAAATATCTCTTTTTTATTTATCATTTGATTTATAATGGACAAATTAAAATTTATACAGGATATACTGAAACGAATATCTGCGGGACTTTTATCTCAAAAACATATCAATAAATTGAGAACAACCTTCTACAAACGCCCTCCAATCGAAATAAACGGCTGGAGCATTATACATGCTCTATCTGGCGTTGCTGCTGCGTTATTATTAGACATAAATACTGTTACATTTATTCTCTATCACACGTATTGGGAGATTTTCCAGTTTATTTCAGGAGACAATAAATTCGATTTAGAAAGTCTAGTTGATATCACATTTGATACTTTATTTGGTACATTTGGCTTTGTTGTAACACGACTTATGTTGTAACACAATTAAAAAAATTAATCATAGATGATGCCCTTTTTATCGTTTTTATAAATCTCTAAAGTTATTGTGTCATATTCTACATTTTCTCCATCACCGATCTCAATATAACTGTCGCCAGATATTTTTATCTTTTTTACTAATGCAGGTTTGTCCTTTTTGTTGTAAGTTAATGATCCTTCACATTGGGATAAGTAAAATGCTGTCACATTAAATGTACTGAAACACACACAATTTCCTTTAATATCTATCAAATCAAATTTACCATAATTCATTCCACTTGAAACCATTTCTCCAAAATATTTACATGTTTTATTTTCACATATGCCGCCAAATGTCAATCCTTCATACAAATAATAATTATGAGCATATTCATCTTTCTTTGTTGATGCAACTTTAATTTCAAATTTATCAACGTTAGGAGCGCAACCACCTCCACCACGCAACTCCAGAATTAAAAATATTGTTGTTTCGTTTTGTATTTTATAATCTGACAGAGTATTCTCGTCCTTTAAATGTTCGTGGTTATAAATTAAAATTTGTTGTTCTGATGGAATGTTTTCAGATTTAAATATTTTGTCCTTTACTGTTTTAATTGTGTCATTGATATTTGTGTTAATAATATGAATGTCTCCGGTTAGTCGTCCTATAAATATTTGAATATCGTCTGTCATGGTTTAATGTGTGTGATATTTCAATTTTTAAAATAATAAATATACCAAAAAATTGCGTCATAAAAAAATTAATTTATATAGATGTTTTGTCATTTTGGCAACGTTCATATAAATCTTTTTTTAAATCAAAAGCAATATTTTCTATCTGTTTTTGTGTCGTATCATATTCGATATATTTTGACTTATCATATGAACCACGTGAAACTGTTACAAAATACATACTTTCATAAATATAATCATGTCCGCCCCAAGGATATGAATAAACAGAAGATACCATTTCGTTTACAACAATCGCAACGTAACATTTACCATCGTCGTAACTTGCGATTTTTTTCTTTAAATCTTTTTTCTTTAAATAGTTTTCTTTTAAATTCTTTAAATAGTTTTTACATTTGTTCAACTCTTCCATTTTTGTGTTAATTGTTAATTTTATTCAATTTTCTCACGTCAAAGATATTATCAACTAAATATATGTTTGTTTGTATGTAAAATGCTTTCTAATGAACAAATACGAATTCGTCAAAGACAAGAAATTTAAAGATTATCTGGCGTTAGAACAACCAATAAAAAACGATTTTGGGTTACTTAAATGTAATATGTCACGAGATGAATATGATAAAATGAAAAGAGATATTAATCATACAGAAACAATTGAATTATATAGATTTTTTGTCATTTTGATGACGTTCATATAAAAATTTTTTTAAATCAAACGCAATGTCAGATACTCTCTTATATGTCACATCGTGTTTGACGCTTCTGTTATAATCTGTTACATTATAAAAACCACACGAAACTTTTACAAAATTTAAACTTATATAAGAATATTCGTGTCCAACATCGTATGAATAAATAGTAGATATAATATCTTCTTTAATAACTTCAACGGTATATTTACCATTGCAACTTGCGATTTTTTTCTTTAAATATTTTTTATATTTCTTTAAATTTTTTTTATATTTCTTTGAATTTCCCATTTTTGTGTTAATTGTTAATTTTATTCAATTTTCTCACGTCAAAATATATTATCAACTTAAATATATATTCGTTTGCATGTAAAAGGCTTTCTAATGAACAAATACGAATTCGTCAAAGACAAGAAATTTAAAGATTATCTGGCGTTAGAACAACCAATAAAAAACGATTTTGGGTTACTTAAACGTGATATGTCACGGGATGAATATGATAAAATGAAAAGAGATATTAATCATTCAGAAACAATTGAATTATATTGGAAAAATGAAGAAAAATATGACAGAAAAGTCACAAATCCAAAGGAATTTTATGAATATGTTGAAAATATTTTGCGTGTTGACCCTGAACACCGGATGGAATATGACACAAGTAGAAAAAGATGTATAACACATTACGAACGGTGCACAATACAATTTGAATATCCTGATATCGCGAGCTTATTATATTCGCGCATAGCATGGAATAGACATAACTATCCTGACATCGAAGATATTCGTTTTATATCTGTATATAAATACAATGAGACCGACACATATACAATGAATTTTTATCCAATTGAGAAAATTTATGATAATAAATGGATTACAATTAGAAAATACCCATTATCAAAACCAAAACCAAAAATGATAATCAAGAAAAAAGGAGAATATAGATTTTTCAAATATATTGTCAATGTCAGAATTTGAATATGTTTTTTTATATACAATGGATTTCGTAAAAAACTTAACTGTCAAAAAATATCATGAATTTGATGAGAAAAATTATTTGTGGTCGTTCAAGTTGGCTGAACTTGGTAAACAAGGAGTTGTAATATGGGATTATAATTACGATGATTATAAATCATTCGAAAATTTAAAAGAAAACGTAAAATATTCTCTGTCAGATTTCCACTTTAAAATAGTTAAGATTTATGAAGATACAACTGTGCCGAGTGTTGATTATGCCGATCAATCTTATGATTTAGAATGTCTTGAAGGTGAATATAATGAATTTTATAATGAACACCCAATAATTTGGATGGAATTTGACATAATTGGTAAAACTGGAAAAACATTAAATTATGTAGCAGAATACATATATGAGCAAGCCAATGGTATATTTGGGACAATTTATAATAAAAATACAGGAAAAGTAATATGTAAGATAAATAACATTGGAGAATGGCTGTCTTTAATAGGTTGGGTAGATATTAATGCATTTACAGATTATATTCAACACGATGATATTAAACTCATGGATGACGGAGAAATATCATGTTGGCCGCAAAGTGATGACGATGAAGACATTCATTTGAGACAATATTCAACTGTGCTTTATAGAACATATAATGAATTGGAACAAATAATCAGTGTTGCAGTTGGTCAAAATAAACATTTGAGCAATATTAATAAAATAGATTGGACAACCAAATTTATAGATCAATATATAAAAAAATACAATTTTCCATTTGTTCTTGTTGGTATGATCGCTGAATATGTACCTATGGATCCACCGTATTGGTAATTCAACGTAAATTAATTTTTTTAGTTTTACGAATAAATCTTTGATTATAGTTCATTTTACATCCAGAAAAACCTAATGATGAAATAAAGTATGACATATCTAACAAGTCTTCCGGTGTCCCATTATATTCGCTCTCCGGTAAACAATTATAATTATACCAACAATTCACGCACAAATTATAATTATTTGTGTGTACGATCGTCATAACTTTCGATCGAGACATCACACTCAGATCATGATCAATCTTTATAGGATCAATTCAACACTTGAATTCATCACATTGGTCAGGATCATGAATTAATATATCACAAAAATGATAACTTTTTTTACAATCTGTGCATTGGGTTTTCATATATTCCATCACAATTTTTGTTAAATCAATATTAATATATGTGCTGCATGCGACGAACACACGATTTATATAATTTTCTGTTATTTTTTTCATTTGTTTAATGCTATATATAAATATTATCAAGTTCAATGTGTCAAAAGAAAAAATAATCAAATTATAAATTTGAATAATAAATCAGAGAAATCTCCTAATTTGTTATTTCTCTAACTTCGGATATTATCCGTTTAGCAATTAATTTTGAAATCTTCAATTCTGTTATATCGGTTTCTGTTATTTGAACCAATACTTTTCCATTGACCATATTTTCCACAAATAGTTTTCCAATGTTATTATTTATGCCTACTGTTTTTGTCAACCAACCATATACTTCATCTTCTGTCCACTTCTCGACATTTGAACCCATATATGTTTTTAAATATTCGATGAAATCTGAGTATTTCCGTTCGATTGCAATGTCTAATGCAGTTTTACCTTTACAATCTTTTATTGTAATATCGCAATGACGCGTCACTAATTTCAATAGTTCTAAATTATTACTCTTACTGGTCACATAATGTAAATAAGTGCTTCCTTTGTTAAAACCACCTCGTCCTGTTGCAGACATGTTTGATTTCATATTTGGTTCGGCCTTGGTTTCTTCAAATATATATTTTGTGTGTTCATACATATCGTAAAAGCATGTATAATGTAATAAAGTTTCTTTATACGTGTAGTTTCCAAGATAAGCATTTATATTTTTATCACTGTGATATTTGATCACCTCTTTGATTTTATCATGTTCTTTGTTTACAAACACACGATCTAATATGTAGTATGAATCTTGCCAATCTCTTTTGCAGTCATTAACAAATGTATCAATAGTTGCATTATGTTTAATTGTATTACAAATCAAATTATTACAGACCATATATTTCAATAATTTATAATTTTTATAATACACAGCATAATCGTAAGTAACACCGTCATCATTATTATCTGTGTAATTTAAATTGCACTTGATGTCATATTTTATATTTGGATGATTTACCAATCTATGTATCATTTGTTCATTTTGATATTTGATTGACAAATTCAACAATGTTACTCCATCACACAATTTTATATTGATATCATCATCATAAACTTTTAACAGATGAACTAATTTTCGGTTGTTATTATCCACAAATGCTTTTATAATAAACTCATCATTTGTTTCCCAATCATCGCCCTCTTGTCGAGAATCATCGAAATCTTTATATTCGGCGAGTTTTTCTTCGTTGTTATAAATTGTTTTTATGTCTATTTTTAAATCGGCAGCAAGTAAATTTAATTGTTCTGATTTAAGCATATTTAAATTTGATAATAATTCTAATAGTTGATCCATTTTGTTTGTATTATCATAACAGTATTCAATTTTCATCATCGACGATGTGTCAAATGAAAATCAAAAAAATAATGGAGTCATTATAAACCAATAACCAAATATCCGCGTAATTTTAAAAACTTCAAATAATCACAATATTTACATTTACAATGTTCTTTTTGGATTGGCAAATGAATTGTGCATGAATAACCACAAATATATTTAAATATTGGCCATTTCTCAAGCGAGTAATTGTGCCAAATACACCCAGAACATTTTGCTCGCGAACAATATAATTTACGACAGCAGTAATACATAATTATGGGTGTGTGTAAATAATTGTCAGCATAGAATAAGAAACATTTTATGCAATATCTTCCTCCTATCAAAATATGTTCACAAAAATATAGTTCACATCCCCAACATTGTTTGACACGGTTTACAATAACACTATTGTCAATGGATCGTTTACACATTTTTTTCATATCATCAAGACTATTTTGACAAGCGTGACAAAATATATTCTTTTCTGTAAGTTTTTTAATACGATCGGCAGATATTTCAATGTGTCTACAAACTTTGCGGTAACATGTTCGGTTACGATTGTTACAACCATGCCACGACCATGACCATATCCGTGAACATCGCGTAAAAGAACACGATGTAAATCCATACCTCAGGTTAGTCATTTTACATTGAAAACAAATAAGTGCGCTTGATATCATATCTTTGCATTTATAATGGTAAAAATAAGCATTAAGACCGAATATATATGTGATGGGCTGACCCATACGAACATACGATAACATATCAACATAAATATTATCCTTTTCAAAATCAATGTATTTTCGGCATATGTCACAGTCAACATTATAAAGATAATCTAACACAATGTGACCGACATCCTTCCTAAAAATTCTCATGATTTTTCGTAATATATCACACAATGATTCAACATCTTCGTTGTCATATTCCATCTTGTTTAATCATAAAAAGAAAGTCAATTTCCATCACACAACAAAAATTGAATAATTCTCACATTATAAAATGATACCCAGAACAATAATATTTTATGAAAACTACATCGATGAAGAAAAAAAAATATATAGTTTATATTCAATAACCAATTTGATGAAAATAAATGTACCAGGAAAATTTGAACTATCAAATCCATTAATATGTACCCTGCCACGTGTAATGACCAAGGAAATCAGAAAACAACCTCCAACAATGATGATAAAATGGTGGGAAGGTGAAAACAAAGACAATGAAGATGCATACACAGTTGAAATGAAACGTAGTGATTTCGATTATTACCGCAATGATTTTGATTATTACTATATCAACAGAATTGATCATATGTTTTCATTGTTTGGCGCAACGACCATAGATACAATTGAGGAATGTTCTTCAAAAAACTATCTTAAATATATGAAAAAATTCAGTTATTTTCGGGACAATATATCAAAATATCCCGGTATGTGTTGTTTGGATCGTAATTGGTCAATTATAATAAATAATTTACAAAAAGGAGACATTGTTTATTTTTCGGTATTTAATATTATTCAATATTACAAACCTATGCCTATTTTTATGGTGTTCGACACTGAAGAAATTACATATTGTGGAAAAAAATGCAAAGATAACATTAGACAAATTGCATTTGAAATATCTAAGAGATTATATCATAAATTTCCCACAGAATTATCATCCACCGTAATTATTATGCTAGATTATATTCACACAACAATTGATCATAATATATATAATTTAATACAATCTAACGGTAAAACGTTAATATCAGACAAATTATATGATCATCCAATGGATGATTTGACTAAAAAAATACATATTCCCATTGATGACAGTGTGTCATTTGACTACCAAAAAATAATGTTAACCAAACTCCCATTCAACCCGTCGTTTAAATTCAAATATAAAAAATAATGTTAACCAAACTCCCATTCAACCCGTTATTTAAATTCAAATATAAGAATTAATTATGCGCTCAATATCGATATTTACACCAGAATATCCTGCGTAATAGTTTATTTTTTTATTACTAATCAAATCTCCAATCGCTAACTTATCTCCATGTTTTTTGATAAAGTCCGAGCTTAATTTCTGTTCCGATCCAATACCATTCCATTCCACGTCATTATAAAAATCTATGATAAATTGTTCACTTATTGTTTGTTTCCAGCATATTTCTGAAAAATAACCATAACAAGATCCGTCAGTCAATAAACAATACCTGATAGTTTTTTCAGATAATTTCTGATGTGTAAAAATTAATCGATACCAATCACAGTCAACTGATATCACTTGTTTGTATTCTATCCAGAATAAATCTGGTAAACGTTGTTTTATTATGAATTTTTCCCAGTTAACTGCATATACGTTATCTGGAATATGGTTTAATATAAATTCTAAACTAAATTTATGGTCGCTAAATAACACATTCCAATAAACATAACCTGAATATTTCTGAATAAATTGTTCCATCACAAAATCGTGTAGCATATGCTGAGCCATCTCAACAACTGCAATATCTTTATATATTTGGTCCTTTTCATATTTGAATTCTAATAAATTAGCTGTTAATACATGCTCTATTACATGCTCTATTACATATTTACAATCATCGTTTGACAAATAAACCATATTGTCACGAACACATTCAATTTTTATTATTGTCGTTTTTTATTTTTGATGATGGACTATTTTTTAAAATTCTGTCTGTGTTGTGATTGTTGCGCCGTTCAATCTTGCTCCAGCATCATCTGACAATGCTTCCATGTGAATTGTATCTCCACTTTCAAATGTTAACAATGGTATATTTATGGACACTGAAGTTCCTTCTCCGTTAAAATTACCAACCTCGACAAGTGAACCATCAATATCAGATTCTACAGCTGATCTGGTTAAAACTAATTTACATTGAAATTGATAATTTCCAGCTACCAATGCGGCATTGACTTGTGCTGAATATGATATATCATATCGTCCTTTTAAACCAATGACAATATCATTATTTACTAAATCTACGTCTGTAATTTGATCATTATCTTCCATTGTGATAGTTGTAAATGCAATTTTAGTAAATACAGCACTTAATGCTGAGAGTGATCCTAAAGGTAATGTCATTCTAGTTCCAACAGAAATTTCATTTAATTTTACAACAAAAGGAGTTATTGTCGCTCCATCTCCCCCTGAAATACCAACAATAGCAAATTTACCTGGTATGGTTATTGTAATTTGAGTAACAGATGTATCATTGAATGAATCACCTGCGAATGTTTTTATGATAATGATTTTATCATTTCCGAAAAATTCATTTCCTATATAAGAATAACGTATTGAACCATCAACTGGAAATGAACTTGCTTGTGGCAAGACAACAGTGACTGGATTTGCGTTTGTCAAGTTTGCTATTCCCATGCCAGGGCTATTTAGGAAATTATTTGTTGTTAACACAAGATCACTTGTTCCATCATTATCAAAGAATGCAGTTGGAAATAAACCCAAGGGAAATTTTGTTATAATGGTTGTAGTTGGATCCACTTCCAATGCCGAAGTAACTGTTAATCGTTTGGTATTTATTGTGCCATCAGAAGTTATTGATATTTGTTTAATGTCGTTTTCATCAATTACATTTAAAACTTCTGCCGGGGAAGTTTCTTTTAACGTTATTATTGACTTAGTATCATTTATTTCCAGCCTTGGATTCAAATTACTATCTGATACAGTAAATCCAGTTTGTCCGACAGTAAAAATACTCATATCATTATTATTGGTTGTTATTTCATTTCCAAACTCATATGCATCTTGCAAAGATATGGGAACTCCTTTTGTATTTGGTATTGGTAATTTGTCGGTCATTATTATACAATGACACACACAACAATACGATAATATATATATTACTCCCTACTTTCAGACTGTTCACACTAAAATAAAATTCATATAGTTTGTGATTGTGTTGTGATAGATAGTTCTTTGATAATTCAGAACGAGCAAGCATTTTGTTTCAGTTTGGTGAAAAAACACACTCATGTTGGTATATTTATTATAATAAAAAAGTAAATCAAATCCCAATGTTTATATCTTTTTGTTCCTAGAAAATTCAAATAATCCTATGTCTGAATCTTCACATTTAACCATCAAAATATCTGATCGTAGCTTATCATTGATTGATTTTCTAATTAACATTATTTTTAATATATCATATAAAGAATCTAAATAGTCTAATTTTTTGATAATTGTGTCAATATTTTTTTTAATTGTTTGATCTGTCATTGCAATTCACAATAAATTCAATTTTTATATATATTTTTGTTTCGAGCTTGTTTGTCAGTCACGTTTACGGTATATTTGCTATTATTATTATTATTATTATTATTATTATAATAAACGATACACTGTCTTTATTGTTGTATACTCACAAACAAATTTTATATTATGACAGACAAATTAGAAACTGGACTTGCTGGAGTTATGCAGGGCGGTGCAGAAGATAATGTTATTGGAGGAATAAATTCGCCAATAGCTTCGGGTAACGGATCAGCAATTATTGCTGGCGATAATGGTCTCGCTTCAGGAGAAGCTTCTGCAGGAATAGGAGGAAAAGATAATGAAGCATCTGGCACGAGTTCTGTCACAGTTGGAGGAACAAGTAATGAAGCGAATGGCGTACAATCAGTGTGTATTGGTGGAAGCTTGACATTATTACAAGGAGACAACAGTGTCTGTGTGGGCGGAGGTCAAAATCAAATGACATTACAAGGTGACAATATGACTTATGTTAAAGGACCAATAGTGTATGCATTGGAAGAAATCGTTATAGCCAGCCCTGGAACAATTTTTGGGGCTGATGTGCGAATGGGATACATTGAATTAACTAATACTGGTACATATACTTTGGATACAGCGACGAATGTAGCAGCTGTGCTTGGATTAACATCAACATCATTTGCTAATGTAAATGCTCGTTTTAGAATTCAAGTTATATTTGTTATTGACACAGGTGGAGGAGGATCAGCAACAGTGTCACACGGCACGGGTTCGGGTTGGACAGGCAGAGACACGGGACCATCAAATATGGTAACTGGAGCAGAAACAATGACACTGATATTTACCAGTGCAACGACAGCTGATATTATCTGGACAGATTCGTAGATGGAGGATTTGTCCCAAGACCATTAATTCATGCTTTAAGAACAGCGATTAGACCAAAATATTATCAATATGTATGGAACTAATAATCTGACGGTTATGATCAATTACGTAAAGCACTCATCAAAGGAAAATCATTTCAAGACGAAAGTTGCGACGACTTATTTAATTAAGTGAGTAGTTTTGAGTAGGTTTTCATCATCAGATAAACTGTGACGATCACATTTTTTAAGAATTATTTGCTATTAAAAAATAATTATTAATTGAATTTTGCGGATATCACATGATCACACCATTTGCGGATATATCTCGGAATACGGCAGCGTCGTGTGCTAGTACATATTATTATATTGAGGTCTAAATATCTATTTTTATAAATACATCTGATATTTTCAAATTGTTCACAAGAATTTATTTCATCAAAAATCAAAGTAATTTCTTGAGATTTACATTTCAGATAATTGCAAATTATGTTGAAAATATCACAATTTATTTCTCCGTGTTTATTATTCCATTTTTTAAGTAGTTCAAGTGAACGTAAATGTTCACGTTCCCATTGTTTCTCGTTCTTTCTGTTATTGATAAAATCACACAATGAAACATCATCTTTCATAATAATATATCCAGCTTTTCCATTAGTTTTGAATGCTTTGTCAATATTACAACATTCGTCATAATAATCTGATTGATATTCACATGACACAAACTTAACTCCTCGAGCATATTTTTTGGCGGCAGTAGTTTTACCTGTCGAACACTTACCATAAATTAATATATTGCCTCTGATCTCTTTTTCTTCAGCCATTGTTAAATTTATACACAACATCGTTTTAAAAAACTTTTACATAACCAACATATTGTGCAAATGTGTTATTCTGAAAATAGTAATCCATCTTCACATATTTGTGACGATTGTAAAAAATATATTCAATGTTATGGTGCTGGAGGAGCATGTGGATTAACAGATATAGAACAACAATATAACTTGTGTTATGGATGCTATTATGAAATGAGGATAAAAACAAGAGTGAATAAATGTTATAAATGTGAAGATCTATTTAAATCTAGAAACAAATTATTCAAACATTTGTATTTGAAATCCCATTTCGTGTAATAATATACATTATTTTTTTCGAGAACAATTATAATCAGTTCGCTAGAACGCATATCTTTCTTGTGTTTTTCGCATATCATATTCGGCAGCGGTTACAGTTTCTTTCTTTAATTTATCGGTGTTTGCGCCATGATTTAACAATAATTCGCTAATTCGATAATGGTTGCCCATATCAGCTAATCTCAGTGCGTTTCCGTTAAAGTCATTTATAAGATGAATATCAGCGCCTGCGTCAATCAATATTTTTGACATTGTATAATTTCCTTTGTCACAAGCGATGATTAATGCAGTGTTTCCACCTTCAATGCAATCAAGTTCATTCATTAATTTTCTGAATTTACCTTTGCTCATTTTCTTTCTTCTTTTTTTCAATATTTTCTTTGCTGAATATTTTCCATTTCTGTCATTCAATCTCGCGTTGTTTTTAATCAATAATTTCACAGTTGAAACATGACCATTATTCACGGCAAGCATTAATGGAGTATCTCCTTGTTTGGCACAGGTATTTATATTTGCGCCATGTCGCAACAATATTCTAATAATTCCGTCTCTACCATAATGAGATGCTAACATTACTGCACTGCATCCGGCACTGTTTTTAGAATTAACATTGACTTTGGGAAATCCAAGAATAAATTTAACTATTTCCATATTGCCACTGTCAACTCCAAACATTAAGACACTATCTCCATTATGGTTGCAACTATTAATTTTAGACCCTCGTTTAAGTAATCTTTCCATTATCCCTGTTTCCATATTGCGCGCGGCGTACATAATTGCCATATTACCATGCGAATCTCTAAAGTTATAGTTTGTGACATGTGGAAAATATCGTTTGAGTAAATGTTGGTTATTGGTATTTACTGCATGTACATACGCTTCGTTATATCCATTTTTAAGGAACGTTGTTTCGACTTGCTCTGCTTCAAATTCACAATATTTAAACACATTCAAATAGTCATGTTTTTCTAAATATGATGCAATCACTTCGTATATGTTTTCTTCTTCGATCATTTTAATAATATGGAACAATTCTCTAAAAAATAAAATTTGAATTTGAACACATGTAATACATATTAAAATGACTTACATAGAAGAATCTAAAGAAATTATAAATTTTAACTTTATATTATGCGGTGCGTCCGGCAGTGGCAAAACATCGTTCTTATTTAATATGAATTGTAAATCAGCTAGACCAAATCACACTTTAAAATCAGGAACTAAAAAACCAAGAGTACACACATTGAAAATCGGCGACAAAATATATAATTTTGTTGATACTGTTGGCTTAAATGATACCAGTGAGATAACAGATGATGTTATATTAGATGAAATGAATACGTTTATTAAAACTAATATAAATTACGTCAGTGCTTTAATTATTGTTTATGATGGGTCCAAAAAGTTGGGTCAAACGGCGAGAAAATCATATAAAAAAATATTTGCTATGTTTGATGATGAAAAAATAGAGATCCCTGTAAAAAAAATAATGTTTGTGACTCACGTAGAAATTTTAAAATCAACATCAATAAAAAATAAAATTCAAGAAATAAAAAACGATGAATTGTTCTCTGATATTGATGAAATATGTTGTTTTAACGGATGTGATGTAAAAGAAGTTGATGGGATGATGGCTAAATTTATGAAATCTAGTGTAACAGCAAGTAGAAATAAATCAATAAATACATTAAACAAATATGATCATCGTTCATTAGAAAAAGAAATATTATTATTTAGGAATCAATCTCAAAATAATGAGATCAAACCTGATTGGTTGTGCAATATCTTATAGTTGTCTTGCTGCTTCACGTTAGATTTTCCTTCGGAAGAATCAAACCGCAGCGCCACGAAACAGGAACTGTTTCAGAAACCCATGGGGTTTCGTTGGTGATTCACTGTCGTGAATCTATAAGATAACATGATTTTTTTCGCTTCAGAATGTGCATATTTTTTTCGCTTCAGAATGTGCATATTTTTTTCGCTTCAGAATGTGCATATTTTTTTCGCCAAATTTAAAAAAAATCATGTTATCTTATAGATTCACGATAGTGAATCACCAACGAAACCCCATGGGTTTCTGAAACAGTTCCTGTTTCGTGGCGCTGCGGTTTGATTCTTCCGAAGGAAAATCTAACATGAAGCAGCAAGACAGCAAGACAGCAAGATAGGGCAATTTTAAAAATTGATTTGTGGTTGGATAGTAAATAATATGTTTAATATAGGATTTTACGGAGGGACCTTCAAAGATAAAAATCTATTAATAAAAACTCTAAAAAATAGTCAATTTAAAATAACAACAGATTCTCGTGAAGAATCTGATTTTATATTTATGTTGATAAACGATAAAGATGATCAAAAATTATCCCAAATGTACGACAATTGTGCAGAAATAATGGAAACTATGGACCCTTTAAATGTAGGAATAATACACAGCTATGATATCAGTTATAAATTTGAACACAATAAAAAAAAATATACCGATACATTGCTTGATAAGTTTACAGAACACAAATTTAATAAAACCGATCTAAAAATTCTATATTTTCCGTTTGGCTATGATTATGATTCATTAAACGAAATATTCAAAGACCGATATGACAGAATTATAGATATGTTGATGGATGAGATTGTAAAGATAATTGAACTTAAAAAAAATAAAAAAATTAAAAAGGACAAAAAAAGACAAGGATACTATACGTCGTATGATGCATGTTTGCTCATGTAAATATTACTATCAATTTTTTTATTATAACAAACGCCTGCTAATATTTAATCTGAACCGTTGGTGAAACCGGCATAAAATGGTAATTCGTATATATCTCGCGGTGTCATATCATACTTGTTTTCTGGTACAATTTTACATTTGTCTAATACTTTTGACACAATATCAGTACAAATTAAACCGTTGTAAATATTTTTCGCATAAAGTTTGAACAGCGCATTTACAAATCTGGAATATCCTTTTTGAAACCCAATGTGTTTATGATCCACAAACACTTTATATGCTTTATCAGAAAAATCTGATGGCAATGTATATTTTTTTATGTTGAATGGAATTATTGTATATTTATGAAATCTATCCAGTCCTTCAGATAAAGGAGACAATATTAAGTCTAATTTGGATGTGGCCTCCAATAACTGTAATTCTCCGCTATGTTTTAAAACTATGGCGATATGATCAAATGGGAATCTTGCAGAACATCGATGTAACCAACTTTTAAATTTATTATCGCGAGTCAATACAATATCTCCCTCTTGGACATCTTTAAGTCCAATATTATTTTTTATCTCGCCTGGTTCCAAAATTTTCAATACTAACAGCACAATAATAACTACAAATATAGCTGACAACAACATTTAGTTTATATATATAATATTATTTTAAATATTTGAATTATAAAATATGAATATACAAAGTGACAAATATAACAATGGTCAAAATTTCAAAAGAACAAACACAAATTTTAAAGAGTTTGAAAATAGGAAATGTTGTTGTGGATGCTGTTGCTGGTAGTGGGAAAACAACCACCAATATATTTATAGCAAAGGCATTTCCTGATGCGAACATTTTATTGTTGACCTACAACAGCAAGTTAAAAATCGAGACAAGATCAAAAGTCAAGCGAAATGGGATCGAAAATATGGAAGTACATTCATATCATTCATTCTGTTGCGAATATTACGACAAAGGATGTCACACCGATTACAAATTAATAGAGATGTTGGAATTAAAACAAGATTTACAAATAGATGGTCTGACCGACAGCGATGATGATTTCGATGATGATTTTGTACATGAAGTAAAAGAATCAATTGTTATAGAAGAAATAGAAGCTGAGCCACGGCAACATAGATTGAAAGGGTTTAATTACGATATAATTATTTTAGATGAAGCGCAAGATATAACAGACTTATATTACAAAGTTATCCATAAAATCATAAAAGATAATGACAATGAAAAAATGAAATTATGTTTGCTTGGAGATAAAAAGCAAAATATTTACAGATATGCTGGCGCTGATGACAGATATATGGAATATGCTAGTAAGATGTTTTCCGTTAATAAATATCCTTGGATTGATGTCAAATTAACTGTTAGTTTTCGTGTAACACATCAAATTGCCGGATTCTTAAATAATTGTCTGTTAGATTATGATAGAGTAAAAGCAGCTAAAAATGGTAAGAAAGTGCGATATGTTATATGTAATAATTATGGGTTTAAACAAAAGAAACATTGGATAAATCATGTTTATGACGAGATAAAATATTATTTAAATTTAGTCAAGGATGGGAAAAAACGTTACTCGCCATCGGACATATTTATATTGACTCCATCTGTTAAATCAAAATATATACAGCAATTGGCTAATACGTTATCATATAACAGAATAAATATATTTGTTCCTGGCAAAGACGATGATTCTGTTATTGACAATGATATATTAAAAAATAAACTTATATTTTCATCATTTCATCAATCAAAAGGATTAGAGCGTCCGATTGTAATTGTATTGAATTTTGATAATACATATAACAAATATTACAACAAAACTGCACCTACTAAAACATGTCCTAATGAATTGTATGTTGCTGTAACTCGTAGTTCTGACAGATTAAGTATAATACATCATTATCGACATAATTACATACCATGTTTGCATCAAGATAAATTGAGCAAATATGTAAATATAATAATCAAAAAGAAACTCAATATTAAAGATGAAAAAGTTCCTTATTCACGCGAATCAAATTGTTTAGCTGTGTCTAAATTAGTTGATTATGTGTCAGCTTACGTTATTAAAAAATCGTTAAATTATATCAAATATGAATATGTTAAAGTAAATGATGATTCATATGGAGAAATATTTATAATACCGAAATCAAAACAAGAAGAAGATATTCACGAATCGGTATCTGATATCACAGGAACTGCAATTCCTGCATATTACGAATATATAAATACCAAACAGATGAATATATTTAATATATTGAACAAACTCAATAAAAAAGAACAATCGAAGCCAGAATATAAACGCAAAATATTCACTAAATTCACCGATTTAAATAATTTAACTGTCAATAAATTATTGAAAATATCATTAGAATGGATTGTTTATCGCAGCAAAATGATTTATAGGAAGAATCAAATCAAAGATTTTAATTGGTTAAATGGATTAACTCTGAAAAAATGTATTATGAGAATGAGACGATTTGTAAGTAAAAACGCAATGTACGAATGTCAGATTAATATAAGTGGACAAAAAGAATTACACGGAGAAAATATCAGCGGTTATATTGATTGTATTGACGGCAATAAAATATGGGAGTTTAAATGCACAAGCCGAATCAAAGAGGAACATATTATCCAAATGGCAATTTATATATATTTGTTGAATAAAAAGGAACGAAATAATGAAAAAATGCGATTCTACATATTTAATATATTATCTGGCAAAATTATCACAATACACAACAACGAATCAGAATTAGAAAAATTAGTAGATTATTTAGTTCAAAATAAACAACAGAAAAACACGAGAATTTCTGATACTGAATTCTTAGAGAAAAATTTAATCACATGCGATTAAATAAAATTCAATAGAAAGGATGTCATTTTTTTATAAGTCATGATATACAAATAATAAATATGTCATGTAAAAAAATAAATTGGTATGACAATAGACGATGGGATCTCAATCGTATATGGGCCAATGGCCGAGACAATGATAATGAGCGATGTTATGCCAGCAGCGCAATGAGTGAATTAAATGTTTGTCCAAAAGGATATAGAGTTGCTGGTGGCGTATGGGGAGACACTAATTTCAAAGGACACAGTAGTTGTACAGCATTTACAGACGGACCATATAGAAGACGATGTTATAAATATGACAGCGCTGCACTGTCTACGAAATTCGATCATGACGATTATAATATTAGCAGTGCGTGTTTGCTGTGTAAATATGACAGTGTCCGAAAAGTAGATCCAAAATATCATAGAGGCAGCGAAGACTGTAATAAATGGTTGTCTAAATTTTGTATGAGAAAACAAAATATGACTGACGGAATTAAAATTGGTGCTGCTTGTGAAGATTATTTAACAGGAAAGGGAGACCAAGGCAAATTATCAACATACAGAAAGCAATTAGTCATTAATACATGTAGAGCCCCATATGATTATAAATATGGTGAAAAAGTTAAATATAAAGGTAAATGGAACAAAGTATTTCTCCCATATTTCCGCTGTGCGAAATTCTTAAACAACACCAAGGAATATTTGAACAATAATCTCAGAAAAATATGTACTGTTGACCGCATAAAAAATGAACAAGTATGTCGGGACTGGATTGCAAAATCTCCAAAAGGGAAAGCATATGCCCAAGAAATAATATCAAAGGTGTGTTCTTATGATAAACTCAAAAATAATAAAAGTTGTCAAGATTTTATAAGATCTCTTAATGGAAAAATCGATAAGTATGTCGAGGGATACTGTAAAGGAATCGGCCGCGGTACTGAATTATGTGATTGCTATAATTCACCGGATAATGCCCCAGGATGGTGTTTACCAGAATGTTTAAGCGGTCATGCTTATCAAACCGAAGCAATACAAACTTCATTAAAAGGAGGAGGAAAATGCACTATTTGTAGGCAAAATATAGCTGTCGATAAATCTCAATTGCGAGGAGTTTCTATAAAACAAAATTGTTCAAACCGTGAAGCAAAAGATAATTTGAAAAATTTATATCAAACATGTGTGTCATTGCATGGTGTTGACAGCATAAATTGTCAATATCTTAAAGATAAATTAGAAGGAACAGACAAACCTCCCGTTGTTACAACAAAACCTCCTAAAACACAACCACCCTTTTCAAATAATAATCAACTAATTCTGTTATTTGTATTAATATTGGTGTTTATTATGATCGGCAGCGGAAATACTAAATCAAAAAAAATTAAAATTGGTGGAATGTTGTTAAGTGCGTTTGTTTAATATCTTTTCTGTTTTCGTTTTAGTTTTAGTTTTAACAGGTTTCTTTTGTTGTTTGTGTTTATTCGCAAACTTTTCATAACTGAATCGTTTATTGGCGAATACATTATCGTTTATGTCACTGGAAAAATTATAATTATTATTAAGTTTTGCATCTGTGTTAAAATCGAAATCATTTTCATCACTGCATGATTGTAAATTAATGTTATTATAATATTGCTGTTGGGATGAATAATTATTCTGGTAATTCATTATTGGTTTTCTAATTTTAGATAATTCTAATTCATGTTCTTGTTCGAGTTTTCTGATATATAATTTCATCTTGTGTAATTCTTCTTGATGTCCAAATTGCATATCGTGTATCGTTTTTATCAATTTACTGTTACTAAGTCTTAATTCCATTTTTTGATTTTCCGATTCGTTCAATAATTTTTCATAATTATAATTTGTTTGATTTGAACTTCTAAATCTATCGGTTCTTTGCGAAAAATTTTCTTCATGAAGATCATTTCTTGATTTATAAACACTGTTTTTTGTGTTTTTGAAATATGTTGGTTTATCATCATAATAGTTGTTGTTTGTCTGTCGTTTGCGTCTTGGTTTTTGAATCTGTTTTGATTTTTTATAATTTTCCCATGTTGAATCTTCAATTCGTTCGTTCAATGAAGATTTTTTAAATTCTAAATTATAATTTCTATACTGATATTTTTTAAAATAATTGTTAATTTCTTTGACAACATCAATATTCGGATATTCTTTTATATATCTGTCTATTTTCGCAAATATTTTATTATTTTTTAATTTCAAACTTTGATGACTTTTTAATTTGGTGAGTTCCATTTCTTTTTGGAAAATTTTATCAGTGTAAGTATTCATTGTCGAAGTTGATATTATTAATAGTATTTTTGTGAGTTGTCTGTTGTTTTTAATTAATATCATATTATTATTCAATTTTCACACCAAGTCGACATTGATGCAACTGAATTTATCTAAAAAAATAAAAATCATGGAATATATGTAAATACTGTTCTGTCATTAGGACTTCTAATGATAATATCAATATCGATCAGATGAGAAATACGTTTCTTAACATGTCGCATATCAGGAATAAATCTATTGCACACTGCACTATATAACAGAGATATTAACTCGTTGTTTTTAATCGTTTTTCGTGATTTCATTATTCTAGTCAACCCACTGTCAATAATAGTATTTCTCTGTTTTCTAACAACATGTGCGTTTTCGCTAATCTCCCGTGTCAAATCACATTTCACTTTCAATATAGGAATTTTAACACGATACGCCGGATTATTTTTTGGAAAATTCTTATTTAATCTGAGTTTATCAGTTTTCAATAATTTAATCGAATTTGGTTTTTTTTGCAATAGTCCTGTTTTGGGACGCACTAAAGCCAACAAGTCTGATTTTATATCAAATATTCCACAATTTATCCTATTTGTGATATCTCCAACAGTTATTGTTTGGTTGGTGTTGAATAATTCTAATATAATCAATTGATTATAATTTATGTCTACTAATCTTTTGGTTCCTCCAAATGATATTTTTACAGTAAATAAACTGACTGACAAGTCCCACAATATTTTTCTGTTGTTAAATTTTGACATGTAAAATTGAGTTATGTTGTCAATATCATTTCTCACAAGTTTAGAAATATAATCACATTGTTTTATTTTTGTCCATGTTCCTCCAGTACATATTATAAATTCATTTGTTCTGTCTTCTTTGTTATATCTTTTGTATTCTGTGTTTAAATCTGCTGACTGAACAACATCGTATATCATTTTTTCTATTCTTTTGCACCATGAAAAATCTCCAACTAGTTTTAATTTTCTTAATAATTTATATTCTAACTCTTTGTCAAATCTAGATATTAATCGACTTCCTAATTTGGTTATGTAATAATTTTCATAATAATCCTTGTTTTCCAAACAACTGAAAATTGTCACTACGTTATCAAATCCTTTTCCTTGTTTGTTGTTTATTATTATATTACTATATTGTGACAGAATATATGAAATATCATCAATATTATTTATGAACGTGATTAATGACTTGTCCAACAAATTGTTCAAGAAATTATTTTTTTCGAAATGTTTCTTCCTCATTTCATCGTATTTGTCTTTAACTTCAATTATTTTGTTAATGTATTTTCCGTTGACCATGTGCTTAATTTCTTTAGTTTTTATGTCAATAATTTTATTTAATTCTGTTATGAAATTCTTGTTTATTAGTTCATTGATATCTTGTTTATCACTTTCATTGTAAAGTGAATATATATTTCCAAGACAATTTTCATTTGATTGAACAAGCATGTCAAAATTATTATTATTAAGATGTTTTATACCATCGTGCACTAACATTTCATATACCTTGTTTCTCAGATGGAGTTTCAATGATTTTGTGAAAAATATGTTTATAAACTGGTGTTCAATATCAACATATTCAGCTATACGCAAATGATATTTACTGCATGATAAATTGCGCATCGCATCAATTATTGATCGATATCTGACAGAAATACTTTTGATGTATGGATCTTCCACATGTTTTTTATATTGCAATAACGGTATATTTTTATATGAGCTGTCATTAATCATGTTATCATTAATTCCGTCATTTATTATATTAATTTCAATGAACATTCGAATGGCAGCAATAACATCAGATTGCATTAATATTATATTTGCAGGATCGTTTCTCATGTCTTCTATCTTTGACAATATGCAGTCTGACATTTTATACAATAATTTATTTGTTGTAAGTACATTCTTAAATATTGTCTGTGACCTGTGCGTTATCGATACTCTATAATATAGATTTTCTTTAGTAAATTCAGTACGTTTGTATCTGTCATGTAATGAGAAAATCATTACAATTATTTTTTGATTGATTTTGAATACTTTCCAGTATTTTTCAATATCGGATAACTTGATATAATATCGAAAATTTGGAAGTATTTTTATCTTTATGAATTCCTGAATGATGAAACAAACTTTATCATAAATTAATGTCGGTGACATTGTTTTATCATTATAATAACTGAAATTATATATTTCCTCGTAAAATCCCATAATTTTATTTGCATTCTCATTATTTTGTTCAATATCTCCGCAAATGGTTTCCAATATGAGTTTTATAACATTATCAAATTTGTCAGTGCTTTCAGCAAATGCATCTATAATTATTTCGTGACTCATTTTGTTTATGTATTATAGTTTTCAAATTATAACTTTCAAGTGAAAATTGAATTTAATATGATGTTTAATATCAATTATGTCAATCACAAGTACTCAAATTAAAAAAACATATGAACAAAAAACATATGAACAAAAAACTGAATCAGTTTATGATATCATCAAACGTTTGAATGATTGTGGAATTGGTCAAGGAGGCATTGGTTCATATGCAGCATTCTATAAATTGATAGAAGGCCTTAAGGTCATTGATTTTATCAAAACATTTGACGAATATAAAAAAAATTCTCAAAATGCCAATAATAATTATATAAACAATTACAACATGGCCAGTGAGCATATGTTTTTAAATTATGGGATTAGATTACGAGAGTTAAATAATTTGACGACCGATTCATTTTACAAAATATCTTTCATGGAAGTTAGTTATTTGTTTATGTCTTATATGATCAAAATTCCAGATGATCTCAGATTATTATTCAGTAAATATTTTACATTCACTATGACTTCTGTGTACAATAAAATATTTGAAAAACATGATATTTACTATAACAATTATGTGACATGCATTAGAACAAATTGGAAAACAAAGAAATTACCTGTGATTAAAAAAAACATTGTTGATAAATTAATATTACAAGATAACAAACACATAAAATCTGTAGACGGTAATAATTTTAAACTTTGTCGTTATTTGGATATCAGAGGTTCAAAAGTTAGATGTGTAAAAAATTTCAACAATCTAAAATTATTGATAATTTCATCATCAGATATCAAATATATGTCATTAGACAACATGTTGTTGTGTAGATACAACAAAGGACATCTTAAAATTTTAACAATTTCATCGGATGACAGCAAACTAGAATGTGTAAAATCATCTGATATTCCAACTGAAAATTACTTGATTGAACAATGGATCAAAAAACTATTTACCGTGTCCATCTAACCGCTTAGCCATTTATCCATTTAAATTTATATAGTTTCCTTTTTTCTTTTTATTTTCGTTAACACTTTGTGTTCTGCGTCGAACATATAAATATGATTTTGGCAACATGTCTATTGGTTTCCATTTTCTAATCATAGAATATACATCTCCATTATTCTGATATTTTCCTTTTTTTGTATAACATTCATCACAGTCGTCCGTTTTCATAAATACTATTTGACCAATGGGTCTTCCAACAACCAGAATAGTATTATAATATTTACTTTTGTTTGTGATTTCCAGTGTCCACCTATTACAATATCCAATATCTCCCCATCCGGCATCTTCACAAATAGTTATGTTTGACCTTCTCATGGATGATTTTCCTTTTAACATTGTTGTTACATTTTTTATACCTCCAATAAATTCTTCACTGTGACAGAGTAATGTCTCGCCAGGGTGTATTAATATAACATGTTCATCATCATCTATTCCCTCTAATTTTACTTCATGATTTTCTTTAAATTGTTTTGCAGAAACACTTTTGTTGATGTTTCCCCATTTTTTGGTGACATCAGCGCGATTATACTGATTGTATATGTGCTGTTTTTTACTTTTGGGTTTTGCGTCTGAAATTGGTGTTTTCAACTGAACATAAGTATTCAGATCATTTTGATTACAGAAATCATCTTCACTGTCATCTGAGCAATGTATAATGTACGGTTTGTCTTTGTCCGGATTTTGTTCACGAAAATAATAATTTCCAAGCACAATATCATAACTGCAGGTGTTTAATTGATTAATATTAAAATTATATATGAAAATATTTCCATTTTTAATTTCTTGTAATATTTTGTTTTTGGACAATATAGAATATTCTATCTTCTGTCGTTTATTTTTATTAAATAAATTAGACAATGATTTTGATTTATTATTGTTCATTATGTGTATTGATCAATGTATATTCAAATTATGCCAAAGAAAAATGAATTATATTACCTTTTCAATATAAAATAGTTATCTCTTAAAATGACAGAAATAAAAATTAACATTGATTGGAGAACGCAAATTGATGAAAATGAAATTAATCGCCACATCATCATTAATCGCGTCAGAATAGTCAGCTCAGATTGGAGACTCATATCACAATATCAGGTATTGTCAGCAACATTCATGATAATACATGCCAAAAAAATAGATTGGAAACTGATATCAAGATATCAACGGTTAACTGACGCGTTTATGATTAAATATGTTAGAAAACTTGATTGGGTAGTTATTTCGTTATATCAAACTCTGAGTGAGAATATTATGAGACGTTATAAAAAGAAATTAAATTGGACACTAGTATCAGAATATCAAGAAATGACAGAAGAATTTATCTCAAGACATAAAAATTGGGTTGACTGGAAGAAAATATGTCAATATAAACAACTTTCGCGTAGATTCATGACTAAATTCAGATCTGATTGTATAAATTGGGATGTTGCCAGTAGATATCAAGTATTTGATCCCAGTGCAATCTCATTTTACAATAACAAATTAAATTGGAAAATGATTTCTCAGTATCAATCGTTGAACCATCATATGATTTGTCGTAATCAAAAAACTGTTGATTGGCAGTTGATTTCTAGATACCAAGTGCTATCAGCGCAAACAATCAAAGAGTTTTCAACTAAATTAAATATGAATATCGTGTTCAAATATCAGATAATCGACAACATTTCAAAAATTAAACAAGACCATTGGAATAAAATCTCAAAAAGAACCCTGACCGAGAATTATATAGAAAATCACATTAATGATATAAATTGGTGGATTATAACTGAAAAACAAAGTTTTTCAACAAAGTTCATAATTAAACATAATAATCGAATAAAATGGGACATTGCATGTAGACATCAAAATATACCAGAATATATTATTAGAGAGCGGTTTGATCAACTAAATGTTCATGATGTTTCTAAATATCAAACATTATCAGAACAATTTATTAACGATTATAGTGAAGATTTAAACTGGGCAGTTCTGTCTTGTCATCAACAATTATCTGAATCAGTAATTTATAAACACATTGACAAAATTGATTGGGATGCAATTTCTGAACATCAAACATTATCAGAGCAATTTATTAAAAATAATAAACATAATATTAATTGGAATTATGTTTCCGAATGTCAAATTTTATCGGAAGAGTTTATATACATGTTTAAGAATAAAGTAAATTGGACGTATGTTAGTAAATATCAAACATTGTCGATCAATTTTATGAGAAAATACAGTGAATTAATCGATTGGGAAAGAGCATCACGGTATCAAAAATTAGATGATAACTTAATTATTGAAAATGAACATAAATTAGAGTGGGAGTATATTTGTGAACATCAACAAATGTCAGAACGCATTATGAGTATATATTCTCATAAACTTAATTGGCATTACATTTCCAGTAATCAAAAATTATCCGAAAAATTCATCACGAAATACCAAAGCAAAGTTAAATGGCGTAGTATATGTCGATACCAAAAACTGTCCGAACTATTTATGAATAAGCATTTTCTGTTCGATTGGGAAATAATATCTATGTATCAAACACTCTCTGAAAAATTCATGTATAAATTCAGAAATTATTTAAATTGGAAGACCATGAGCAGATATCAAAAAATGTCTTGTAATTTCATAAGTAATATGATTGCTTCGGTGTGTTTACATAATATAGTTAAATATCAATTATTAGAAAATAAATTTATAAATATAAACAAAGATAAATTAGACTGGAGGTTAGTATCGCGATTTCAAATACTGAATGAAGATATGTTGACTAAACATACAAAATATTTACATTGGACCAATATTATCAAATATCAGCGATTATCGGCAACATTTTTAGAAACTAATTGGGCACAAACTTTAAGTTGTTTGAGAGATGATAAAAAATGTATATTTAATAATCCATTGATAAATAACAAGGTGAACTTACGAGGATTAAATGATCACAATGCACTGTGTAATAATTTTAATTGTGATGTTGTAACAATAATCAAAAAATATCTTGTCCCCTCTGAACTCAAAGAGTTCAGCTAACAGCTCTACGAATCTGCAGAACGGAGAGAAAACAAAGACTAAATATTAATAATATGTTTGTGTGATTTTGGATAATCATAATATAATTCTGTAACATGACAGCAATTTTTGGACAATGGCCTATGTTTCATTATTTTTTCGATGTGATTACAAAGAATATTTAAGCGCTTTGTCAAACATGGGTTTTTATATTTTCCATAATATTTATATTTATCAGTGTTAAATCGTACCATGTAAAATGGCCGATCGGTATAATAATTTCTGATATTATTTGACCTAATGAGCTCTGATAGTTTGTTGTACTTTGTATGTTGATATTCGTCTATCTCTACAATTATTGTCCTATCGTGTAATTTATATATTATATCAGGACGATATCGTTTTTTTCCAAATAAATTTATTTGTTTATTATGACAAAATGAATTTAATTTACAGATACTTCTTAAATATTTTACAACTATCAATTCTTTTCTCATCATATTTTATTAATCCACCATAAATTCAATTTATATTTTTTCTTTCTCTTTCTTGCTTCTACAAAATCTCCGATTTTGACTCTAAATCCACTGAACACAAAGTGTTCAGCTATAACTGTAGGTTACAGAGGATTTAGCTAATATCTTCGATATTAGACCATGTGGGTTAGGTTCGCTCAGACGAAACAGTTCATGTTTCTGAAACACAAATTCTACCATAAAATGAAAAAAGGAAACACGTAGTGTTTCAGTCAATTGACGCTCCTGGTGACGAAATCTACTGAGTAGTCAAAATCTCCGATTTTGTAGGAGCAAGAAAGAGTACAAATTGAATTTACAATGGCATAATATAATCAAGATGTTTTTTAATGCAACAACAAAATATATATATAGTTATCTAGATTACAGTGATTATCTGATATATGATAAAATTAAATTTAATGGAAATATCAAGTTTGTTTTGAATGTCGATGATAGTAAGTCAAATTTAGATGAAATCGCATCGTTATCATTTGCATATGTTATATTCGCTTGCGGCGGTAAAACTAATAAAGAAAACTTTGACGAATCAAAAACTATTAAATTATTAAATTATGCGTGTAAACATATAATAGTAGAAGACTCTAGGGAGCCATATAACATTAGTTTGATAGATTGGATTGACAAAAAGATCAATAGACTCCTAATTGCATTTGTCGGACCAAAATACTCAGGAAAATCAACTTGCTGTAAACTTACAAAATGTATTTTTAATAAAGACACATCATTAGCAGATGTATTGCAAAATACTTCAACAACAGCATATTCAAAAAAAGTGACTCCAAAAATCAAATATTCTGGAGATCATATTTCCGTAATTATCGACCATATAGTCAATATAACCTTCGGATTAGATTATTGTGAAATATCAGCTATTCCATACAGTTACAAAGAAATGAAAGAAGGTATAAAAAAATTATTTTCAGAACAATTGCCAATATATTTCCCAAAATTATTTAGAACTAAAAAAAATGTTTGGAAATGGATAGCTTCACATGTTAAAAGTGAGTATTTGACAGATTATTATGAATATGATGACTCTATAATATCAACACATTCTTTTGCAGCACCCCTTAAAATAATTGCGTCTGTTATTTTTGGCCTTGTCCCAAATTCAATTTATCTTTATAGAACTAAAAATATCATCATTTCTAACAGATATTACTCTGGAAGACAATTTATGCAAAATTTAGGTGATATTTACCGGATTGAATTGAGTAAAATATTCGGGAAAATATTTAAAAAAGATCACAGTGTGTGGGTATATTTAATGAATAAAAAAATATGCGAAACCAATACATCAATAATGATAGATGATGTAAGATTTCCAGATGAAATCGCATTAGTAAATTCATTTCGACATGTTATTCCCAATGTCATAACAATCAAATTAACAACCAACGAAAAAAATATGGATAAACATGCTTCAGAATCTCATTTTGATAATATGTCCACTGATCACATTATTAAAAATAATAAAAAGAACGGCACAACACAATTGTATTACAAGTTACTCAATATATATACACAGTCCATCTCTTTTAATCTTGTCCACTGAGCGTTTCACTTACATTTTTTCATCGAAACACACCATAAATTAGAGACTCCGAAGGAGGACAAGAGCCTCCAAGATGAAAAATCTTGGCAACCACAAAAGAGTTTGTCCTTCTTTGAATTAATAGATCTGACTTGATATAGAAATAATGTTTAACAGCGATATAATTAATATAGTATTATCATATTTGTGTAAAAAAGACGATGTGGTAAAACTAATAAAATACAATAAAAAAAACGCCAACGTAATGAAATATTGCAACAATAGAAATGACAATTGTATACGAACAACATACAACAAATTATATCAAACGACTGATTATTATTCAATGGAACAAGGGAAAATTATTGCCGAATCAAGATCATTTATTGTTGCATATGTGGTATTTATCAATTTAGGACATCGTCCTTCAAATATGATAACCAGTATTTTTGACAATGTTATGTATTTGTTTTATGATCAAAGTAAGAGTTGTTGTTTAAACACCCCTGTTGTTGATATATTATCAAATATAAATTGTATTGAAATATCATATAAATTTATAAACATACAAAAATTAATTGAATATCACATAGCAGAAACTCAATGGGATAAAATATTTCACAACAATGCATGGTTGTTGGATAAAATTGTATGTGCAAATTTCAGATACACTCCTCTCAGTAAAATAACAAATAAATTATTTCAAAAAAAATGGATGGAACATAATAGCAGACAAGTATTGATAGATATATTTAAATCTATCGCAAAGAAACAACCTTTATTTCATTTATATATAGCCCCATCAGTTACAGTATCAAAAATGGATATATTGGTATCAATAGAAAATCTATCTGATACACGATTAGAAGAAATGTTGACTCAAAACAACAACAATATATCCATCTATTCTTTTGAAGATAAAGAAAACTATTTGCACAAATTAATACTCGCACTGTTAAATCCTGAATATTTTGTTTCATACTTTTGTTCAAAAATAAATGAAGTATGCACAACAACTGAATTGATCAATAATATAACCACATTGATAGAATATGACAGAGAAATAATAACATTGTTCTCTGAACAATAAAATAATAATAATAATATAAAAAATAAAAGATGAATTAACATCAATATATACAAAAGCTTTCAAAATGGTTACGATAACAGAAGCAATACTTATAGCATTTTATATGTTTAATTTAGGTGTTATGTATTCAGACGAGAAAAAAATTAAAGAAAAAAAACTTGAAGATGAATTGGCATTAAACAATAAATCGCCTGACATAAAATTTGAAGAAATAGAAGGATGGATGGTATCATCATGTACTCATATTGAAGGTTGCGCATGCAATAAACATACATTTAATAGTACTGATGAGGCAAACCAATGACTGTTTGTGGTGATTTTTTAGTTTTTTTCTTAAGTAATGACGGAAATATTAATCTTGCGATTTCCAATAACATCATTAATATGTGAACCAATATATAATACGGTAACATGAAGAATAACGTAGAAGATTTAGAATATGTGGTAATTGATTATATTAAGGACGACAATATATTATTATCAATAGATAAATTTCTGTTATCAGATAATCAAATAATGCATCTCACCGAAAATAACAAATTACTAAATTTATTATTAAACGAATATAAAACAACCACAGCGTGTGTTTATGATCCCAGTGTTGAACAAAGCGCGATATATTACTCATATTTACGCCATGCATTGGGATATATTTACGGAAAAAAAGGTATAAATACAATAATTGCAATGTTAAAAATCATGATGAAATCATCATCTGTATATTATCCATTGCTCATTAATGTCAGTACACTGTTATCTGCAGTACTCTAGCAAAGCGGACGTTACACTAAATTTGAATTTATTTACAATATATTAAATTGTTAAAACTATTAAATATAAATGTCAGAACAAAAAATAAAAGAAATCAACGTAACAAAACAATATGAACTTATTGTTGAAGAAATAGATATTAATGAAGAATGTACTATTATAATAAAGGGCCCAATGTACAGCGGCAAAACGTCACTTTTAATAAAAATATTAAATTTATATAAAAAACAAAAAGGTTGCAAAATTTGTGTTATAAAGTCAACTCTGGATGACAGGTATTCTGTAAAATATGTAGTCAATCATAATGGTGGCAAAGTTTTGGCAGATTTATTAATATCTCCGGAAGATAATTTATCAAAATACGCCAAATTATTGAATGATTATGATATAATATTTATCGACGAAGGACAATTTTTCATTGGTTTGACCGAGCTGAGGAAATTATTTAAAGGACAAATGGTGATTGCCGGACTAGATTATAAGTTTGATAAAACTTCTTTTGGAGAAATCAACAAATTATCAAAAACATCATCACTATCTTTATCTATGAAAGGTTATTGTCACAAATGTAAAAAACAAGAAGCAATATATTCTAAAAGATTGTCTGATAGTAAAAAAGATATTGAAGTTGGAAATGGTTACGTTCCGGTATGCATGTCTTGCTAACTATTAAACATATGATTCGTTTATTGCGACTGCAACAGCAAATATATTTAGATAGTTCTCTTTTATTTCAGCATTATTCATTTCATCTGAAAATTCGGCCATGTCTAAATATAGATTATATAAATAATCTCTGATGAGATAATCCAAATATTTGTCTCCTTTTTCTTGTATTTTTTTCTTGTATTTTTTAACTATTTTGTCAAATTCATCATAATATGAATAAATATATGCGTTCTTGGATAAATTAAATTCAGCGAGAGATTCGTTGGACGGATCTCTAAATATACGAAAATATTCACGCAATGTGAACTCTTTTGAATATATCTTTTTATTTTTTTTGAATTTTGTTTTTTCTTTTGGTTTTGTTGTGGAAACACATAGTGTTTCAGAATTGCTGTGCAATTCGTCTTCTTTATCTTCTTTGGAGTTCGTAGGAACATTTATTGTCGCATCAAATTTTATCGCACTGTGCAAAACGCTGTGTAAATATATTGTTAATAATATAATTTCTTCACATTCTGATCTATATTCGTTGGTTTCTCTGTAAACAACAGAAATAGAATTAGATTCAAATATTTTTTTAATCAGTTTATTGAGTCTTAGTCTGATTACTTCATTATCATTTGATGATAGTTTCTTTGTTTTCTTAATAAAATAATCAAAATTTTTAGCCAATGATATTTGAGATTTTCCAATAATATAAAACATATGAAATGCGATGAATTCAGTTTCCGTTACATTTTTGTTATCGGTAATAATTCGGTAATCTGATATTGTTAATTCTGGCATCATTTTCATATCAACAAATTATTCAATTTTTATTTGTCTTGTGGTCTTGTGGCTTCGTGTTGTTTCTCCGTTCCTTCGACAAACTAGCGTTTGTCTCCATCACTCGGAGAAGCCAACCGCCACGCTAGAAACCCCCTGGGTT